TATGCAAAAGTTACGATCTGACTGTTGTTGATACCGTCAACGTCAACCATAACAGCCCAAACACGAATCTTGGCGTTTACGTTTGCAGTGGCAATTGTAACGTCAAGAGTGTCGGCAGCGGCATATGCTTTTGGAACGTCGTTGGCAACAGTAAGCTGAGTTGCGCTTGTTGGTGCAGCGGCTGCAACATAAGTTAGCGAGCCGTCGCCAAGAGCAACAGTACCTGTGCCTGTACCAGCAGTTAGAACATCAATGCCAGCGGCAATGACGCAAGTGTTTGCTGGAACGCGAAGTGCCTGATATACGTCACCAGAGGTAAGAGCAGTGCTAGTACCGTCGATTACAACGGACTGAGCGTATGCAACCTGTGGGGTTGAAACGTGACCAACGCTTGTCTGATCACTATCAAGAGCGAGAGTAGGCATAATGTATCTCCTTTTTCTCTATTAAGTGAAGCTGACAACGCCAACGCCAAGGGCTTCGGGACGAATAACCTTGCGACCATAAACGTGAAGACCACGAACAATGTCGGCAAAGCTATCTGGGTCACGAACAACCTCAGTTTTGGCAATGTGTGAAGCGGTACAGGTTGAAGACATATGACCAAAAAGAACATAGTATTCGTTAGCTGTACCAGTAACAGTTACGTCTGTTGCGGTAGAATCACCAGCAGCAAAAGCATTGGACTTGTAAAGGTTAAAACCGCGAACAAGACCGTCTGTTACACGACCGTTGCGAATTGGTGAAGAAGCATCACCAGTAACGCTTGAGTCAATTAGCTTGGCACCAGCAAGGCTAAGGTATTCGTAGAAGATTGGGGCGGCAACAAAGAAACGATTTTCTTCTGGAACGTCCTGATCGTCTAGAACACGGGCACAAAGTGCTAAATAGTCAGCAGCTTCGTTTGCGTCGGTGGTGTTAAGGTCAGCAGTTGAGGTGTTGAAGCCAAGAGTAGCAACAGTTGAAACTGAGCCACCTGTGCCAGCAATACCAGCACCTGAAACCATGTTACCAAGTACGTTGTTGTCGTATGCCTTTTTAAGAGCATAAGCACCTGAAGAGGTTGAAAGAGCCTCAAAGTTGATGTGGCTCTGACGCTCTTCGATGTCGTCTACCTTGAAAGCAAAGTATGAACCCTGATCAACGGTCAGAGTGATCTGATCGTCAACAAGGTCTTGAGTGTTAACAGTTGTACCGCGATTATAAGCAGAAACGCTGATTGCAGGTTCCTTAATAATCTTTACGGTATCGCCAAAGTTTTCAATTTCACCAGCGTAGTCTGTGTTGGTAATGTCTTCAACAACCGACGCACGACGGAAGAACTTGAGTACTTTTTGGCTAAAAATTTGTGGGGTAAAGTTACCATTAACTAGGTTGGTATACCCCGCAGCACGATCAAAAGCCATGATGTTACTCCTTGGATATTAAAGTTTAGGGTTGAACTCTTCCTTCGCGGACAGCGGCATCAATTTCAGCTTCGAGTTTTTCAAACTCATGTGCTTTTAATTTGCCGATTTCCGAGAGCGACCAAATACGTTCATTCTTTGATGAGGCTACTGGTTTATCCTTTGTAGGAATATATTCAGCGGCCTTAGTATTAGAACGCTTGGTCTGTTTTTTGACTAAACCTTTATCAGTTTTATAAAGATCGAGAACACGAATTGCCCATTTTGCATCAGTATTATTTTTAGTAATACCGTCAGAGATTGAAGAAGGCTGCTCTTCTAACCATTCAAGAAACTCATCGGTTTCTTTTAGATCAAGAAAATCAGGATGTGCTGTTAATAGCGAATCCCTAGCCTGCTCTTGAATTAATCTAATTTCTTTTTCTTTTAATTCTTCAACTTCGCTACGCAAAAATTCCACACGCTCTTCAGCTTGTTGCTGAGAAATCGTATGCATTGCACGATATACATCAGGATAATCCTCACGAAATCTAGCAAGTTCTTCACTACCAGAAAAAACCACATCAGATTTATTCTCCTTAATTTTTGCTAAGAGTTCTTCTTTTTCTTTTTTAAACTCATCTAGCTTTGCATCATAATGTTTCTTTAAATCATCATAACGCTTTTTATAATTATGCTTAGGCTTAGAAGTATCTTCTTTCATAAACGAAGTTGCCTCTTCGGTGTTCGTTTCTGCTTCTGATTCTTCTTCTTCGTCAGGCGCATCACTGTAAACTTCTTCTTTGTATGCGCCCTTGTAAGGTTTACTTTCCCATTCTTTATTTTTAGATTCAGTCATTATTACCTCCTGCGGGGCCAATTTGGGTAGCCGCTTTGGTTGTTAAAGACGGGGCCAGCTTATGCTAGGTAGCCGTCGATTATGTATCTACACCTGTTTTAAAAACCTCTGAAATAAATTCTGCTCTTCGTCCGACCTGATCAGCCCATCGGCTTTGAAGAACCTCTTCAGCGGCTTCTGTGTAGAAACCATTCTTTAAGTATTCTAATGTTTTCTTAAACTTCATTAAAGTTGGTGTACCTACATTGTACGCCATATTTAATAAAGCACGTTTACGCGCAGCATCTAAAGTATTCCACCAAGGAATGTTTTTATTTAATTCATTAATTAAATTTTTAATGTCATTGGTAGCTAAATAATATGCTTCTTCTTCTGTAATACCATTGTCTTCAAGATTTCGTCCTAAACCAATGGTAAGTTTATTTGATGTGCAGTGATAAGGTTTAAGTTCTAAACCTTCAAAATCTTTTAGTTGTTTTAATAATACTTCTAAATCCATATTAACGCCGTACTGGCCTTGGAGAAATATTAGAATATTTTTTAACAAGCCCACCTTTTTGCATTTCTTTTACTTTTCGTTCTTTAAGTTCTTCAAGGTCACTACCTTTTAAATCTTGTGTAGTTTCTCCAGACATTGCTTCAATTGAACGAAGGTCTTCAATACTTTTTTTAAGCAAGCTATTTCCAAACTTATCTAACTCTTCTTCTGAACTACCCCTATTACGGCTCATAGAAAGAATAGAGTTAATAATTTTTGTTTTTTCATCAGCCATGTTAATCTCCTATCGTATAAACTTTTTAATTCCGCGCATACCAAAACTTGCGCCTATTGACATATACACAGCATACTGAAACCAGTCTGGTGTTGAATTAGATAGTACATAGAATCCCTGCTCAATATAAACTTGAAGACCGGGAACAAAACAACCAACAATTACTGCAATAAAAAGAATTGTCCATGCTTCATCTTTCCAAGAATCATCAGAAGCATTTGCCATAGCCATTTCCCATTTGCTTTCGTGAGCAGCGGCAGTCTTTAAAACTTCTGCTTCAGCTTCTGCTTTAGCTTTTTTAACAGCAGCTTTACTTTCAAGATGTGTTGAGGCTACGTTAAGAACACCTCCAAGCACATTTCCAATAAGTCCTATACCTAACATTTTATTTTCTTATCCAAGAGGAACATAAGGTGTGTCAAAAAGTTTTGCTTCAATTTCTCTACGATTTTTTAATCCAGCAAGAAATTTTGGCTCTCTAGTTAAAAATGCATTAGGTCCAGTAAAAGCTTCTTTTTTAAATTCTTCAAACTTACCATCTAGAAGTAACTGTCTTGATTTTGAATTAAGCCACTTAGGTAAACCTACATTATAAATCAAAGAGGATACAGCAGTAACTTGATTTTCTGTTAAACCACGAGTACCATTTTCTTGAATAAAATCAATTTCAGGATACACATTATTTACTAAATATTCTTGTGCTGCTTCAACTGCTTCTTGCTTTGTAATACTTTGTTGTCCTTCTTCTGCTTTTGTACCAAAACCAATAGATGTTTGTTCAACATCATCATAAGGTTTTGGTTTAAAACCTTCTCTAGCTATAATAAAATTAAGAGTTTTAGTTTGTACTTGTTTTACATTTTCAATTTTATCTGGTGTATAATCTGCTGGAGGAATCATAAAAATAGGTGTTTTTCTACCAAGAGAAGTGTTTGGTGGTCTTGAAGATGCTCGTGTTCCAACAGGAACTTTAGTTTCAGTTTTTCCACCAATACGGATTTTTACACCTTCTATACCTTCTTTAAGTTCTCGTGGTGTTGCGCTACGAACTTTTACACCTTCAACTACAGCACGCAAAGGTTTGCCCGGAGTTTCTTTTAAACTTACTCGACCTACTCGACCTACTCTAGTTAATTGTGCTAATCTTCCAGCAGGTGCAAGAAAAGGAATACCTTGTAATACTTCTAATCCACCTAAAACATTTTCTAAGATTTTTGGATCATCTTCAGCAATGTTTTGAATAACATTAAAAGCGGAACGATAGCGTACATCATCTTGTAAATTTTTTAAATCTTCTTCTGTGACCGGCCTACCCATTTCAGCACGTTGATTTAATTCAGTTGAAAGCCTATCTAGTGCTGATCTTTGTGAATTACTTAATTCTTCACTAGAAGCTAAATTAACTATAACACTGGTAAAGTCTGTAATATCTTTTTTGTTTGCTTCGGAAACAATTTTTTCTGCTTGACGCATTTCATCAAAAAATTGTTGTTGTTTATAAGCAGATTCTCTAAAATTTTCTTGATCAAATCCATCACGTTCCTGATTAGGAGGTAAAACACCTTCTCCTCCTTCTGCTTGAAAACCCGGTAAAGGTTTTGTTTCAACATCACGTCCTGCATTAGGACTTACAAAAGGTTCATCAGAAACAATCTGTTGATTAACACGCGCAATAGCCTCTTGCATTGCTTGCGGAATACCTTCAAAAAAAGCAGGAGGTGGTTCTTGCCTTTGAAGAATTTGAGAAAGAGTTTGTTGTGGTTGACGTTCAAAACCAAAGCCCGGAAAACCTTCACGCCGACGAATTTTATATTGGTCCTGAATTTGTGAAGACTTAACACCCATACGAGCAAGGTCTTTTTCCAATCTATCAGAAGCAACAGTATCAAGAGTTTCTCCTTCTGCTGCTAACTCGCGCTTGTATTCTTCAATTTTATCTTGTGCAGAAAGTTCGATGTCAGCCATTATTGTGTTTCCTTACTACTACGAGCAGCCCGTTGTTCCATTAATGCTTTACCACGATTATTAATTTTTGTAAGACGATCCAGTCCAATAACTTCTACAAGTTCTTTTGGAATTACAATTTCACCATCGCCCAAAATAACATCAACAAGTTCATCGCTTGTTGCGCCTTGAGGTACAACAAAATTACCAGAGCGTTCAGCAACTTGAACAGCTTCATTTATCATTTTGCGTACATCTTGTTCACCAGCTACTTCAACTGATGCGCTATTTAATACAAAATCACCTTCGCGTAACTTTGTTTCAACAGTGTCTTCCGCTGCTCCATTTGGAGAAGTAGGTGCTTGAGGATCATTAACTTCAAGAGGTGCAGGAGATGGAGAAACAGGTGTAGGTTGCTGTGGCACACCCCCTGCTTGCATACGCTTTACATTACCACCGTATTGCATATTGTTTACAAGTTCTTTTAACTTGTAACTGTCACCCATAATTTTTACTTCTTCGTTATCAAAAGGTGTGCTTTCAATTGATGACACCATAAACTTTTTAACTGACATGGGAAGTGCTTGAGTAAACTGACGTTCCATTTGCATATATGCGCGACGATTTGCAGCATTGCTGAAATCTGTTTTAGATACAGCATTTGCTGTATTAATCAGAAGGGTTACTAGTTCTGCTGGTCTAAGCATAAACAATCTCCTTCTTTGCTAAACGACGGCAAATAAAAGCACCTACATTAAACATAGCGGCACCAAGTAATGTTTTAGAAGGATGTCCCATTTTGTAAGCAATATGTTTAACAACTGGACGAGAAACAATCCGAACAATGTGTGTAATTGTTTTAGATTTACGCATAGCATTTACTACATTATAAGCCCAAGCATGATAACCTTCAAGCAAAGCAAGATCATGCTTGCGAAGATATTCGCCAAACTGTTCGTCAAGACTGTAGATAGAATGTTCAAGCAAGCCTTGATCGTAAAGTTCTTGACAAATTACACTAGGACCATCACCACCACCACCTCCATCACCGCCTACACCAGCATTACCTGCTCCAGTAGCTTCTGCTAAAGCTGTAATTTCTGCTGTATTTGTTTGTCCAGTTGCTACTGCTGTAATAACATTTTCAGAATGTCCGCCTTCAACCATTGCATCAATTGTATCTCTACCTGATTGAGAATCTGCAAAAACTCCGTTATTAATTCCTGTACTAATAATATTAGCTTCATCTGCCTGACTAACGCCAGCACTGTAATGTGAAAAAGAAGTAAACGATCCTTTTCCACCAATTGCAAAGTCAGGACTAATCTCTCCACCTTGTCCATATGCAGGGCCAAAAATATCAGCGCCTACAGAAGCAGGAGTAGCTGCTGGTGCTGCTGGTGCTGGTGCTGCTGGTGTAACCGTAGCACCAAATCCGCCACCGGGATAAGTATATCCAACAGGTGCTGGCGCTGCTGGTGTAACCGTAGCACCAAATCCGCCACCGGGATAAGTATATCCAACAGGTGCTGGTGCTGCTGGTGTAACCGTAGCACCAAATCCGCCACCGGGATAAGTATATCCAACAGGTGCTGTAGTTACTTTAGTTGCTATAGGAGTTGTAGTTGTTGTATCTGCTTTAGAAGTTGTAGCTGGTGTATCTGCTTTAGAAGTTCCAAAAATAGGTTCTCCTGATAAAGCGCGTTGAACACTTAAAGCAACCTTGCCGGGAGGAAATGCTGCAAGAGAAAGGCCTAAAGTTCCTTTAGGAGTAAATGGTAACAACGGTCCTAAAACGTTATCAAATGCTCTAGAAAGCGGTGTTTCTGGTCGGTTCATTGCTACAAGACTATCATAAAAGGCACCATCTTCAAATCCAGTAAGTTGAATACCCATAGCCGTAGCAGCCGCTGTAACTTCTGGAGACTGTGCAGTGTAGCCAAAACTGGAAATATTTGATACACCGGGATCAAAATTTTCAGGTTTTTTTTCTCTAATAGGGGTAATACGGTCAGGCTCTCCAAATGCAGGAATTGTAATAGTAGTAGGAGTCTCTTCTCTTTTTATTCCGGTAACAGTTTCAAAAGTTAAATTAGGACGTTGACGAGGTGTTACAGCCTTGGTTGTTCCTGTAGGATCGGGCTGTGCAAATGGACTAACAAAAGTTTGCCCACCTTCCTGCATTTTAAGAAAACTTTTAAGTGACATTTTTCAAAACCTCGTTAACCGATTTCCTCATTTGCAGAAGATGATTCAGCAAAGCTAGTTTCCCCTGCCATTGGCGTAGTGCCGGTTCCGATTGTTCCGTTGCCAGAGCCTGTAGCATCCATTGCATTTGCTCCTGAAGAAACTCCTCCGTTGCCTTCCATGCCTCCGGGTTGTTGACCCATGCTCTCGCCTTCATCGCCGTTTCTTGGTTGATTAACATTGAGACTCCTTAAAATTTCTGCATAGATTGCTGCCTCATCTGGATCATTTACAAGTTCTTCAGGGTCCATGTCTTGAGAAATAGCAAGTTCACGAATAAGATTTTGAATTTTCATAAATGGAGCAAGCATTGGATTTGAAACAGTTTGTAAAAGCATTGTAAGACGCTGGCTACGAACTTCTTTCATCATTACAGAAACTGTGCCGCGTGGTTTAATTTCCAGATCACCTTGGAAAATTTCTGCCTTTTCATTGAACTGCATATTCCATTGAAAGAATGCTTCACCAAGAGGACGAAGAAGATAGTCGTCAATGTTTTTAATAACAGTTTTAATATTCAAACCAGCAGAACCAAGAATCATAGACAAGCCAGAAGCAGTTCGTCCTGTTCCTGTTACACCTGTCTGCCCATGCATTACACTTGGAATACCTGTTTCTTCATCAGCAAGCTGACGCGCCTTATCATACATCTGCATGTTTTCACCAGCAGTGTTTGGAAATTTAAGGCCATTAATTGCTGTTCCGGTAACGCCAGACTGACGCCTAAAAATTTTACCGGGATAAATATCAAAGTTCTGTCCCGGTACTAAAGAAGCCTCATCAACATCAAAAACCAAATTACCTGCAAGAGCAAGGTTATCAATAGCCATACGCATATGACCATTCATAAGAAGCTGTGCATCTTCCATGTTTTCTGCAACACCAATACCAAATACTTGATATGGATTTTTTTCATATGGAAAGATTTGATAAGGAATACGCGCAGGTGTAAAAGGATTTAAAACTACACGCAAAACTTCATTACGACAAATCCAAGCATTGATTTGTACAGAACTAATGTCATCAATATCATATGGAACATCTAGTCCATAGTCTCTTGCTGCACGAGCGTCTAGTGTTCCCCAGTATTCTAAAATTTCATAACGGTTTTCATTGTAAGTAGGATCGTTATCAGCATAAATTGTATGTTCAAAATATCTTTCTTCATACGTTGCTGGCATTGAAAGAATACGATTAATAGCCGCAATGTCAAAGAGTGGTAAATCTTTTAATGCTCTTAGCTGTTCACGGTTTAACCGATGTCGTTCAATTACATATTCACAATCTTCAGCATCTACAGCACTTGGATCAGGATAAAAGTTCCAGCAGGAAACATGACCAATGCGAGGAACCATTTTTTCAAATGGTGTGTAAATTCTTTGACCTTCCTCATCCATATCCCATTTGTGAATTTTTTTGTAAAAATTAAATGGACCTTTTAAAATACCAGTACCAAGCATTGCCTGTTCAAATAATGAGCGGCGAATTTCTTTTACAGCAGATGTATCAACCAGTTGATCATGTACAATTTTGTTGAGGCGACGAGCAGCAATCTGTGCCGGTTTTAAATCCGGCTCACCGAACTTGCTATAACCTTTTTTTAATGAGGCACCCTCTAATTCTTTTGACAATCCTCCCAGCTTTGGCTCGCTCGCTTCAACTGCCCCCGGTGCAAGTTCACGTCCGTCACCCTCATAGCCATAAGGGTCTAGACTAGGACCACCTCCTCCCATTTGTTTTTCAACAAGATTAAGATGGACTGATTCTTCAATTCCTTCTGGATCAGGAGTAGGTTCAATTGTTAAAGGAAACTCACCACGCCCAAAAAGAATTTCAGAGATTTGCCCGTAAGCAGCCAGAACTTTTACTTTTGTAATTTTTACTGTAACTTTGGAGCGTTCTGACTCTCGGTAGTTTTCTGACTCTTCTGGTAGACCACGATAGTTTTGATAGGAACGTAACCAACGCTGCTCATCTGAACGGCGTCCTTCTTCTGCGGCAACAAATTTTTCCCGCACATATCCTGAAAGCCCCGGTAGTAATGAACCGGGAACTACAGCAGGAACATCTTCTAAATCAGAAGAGTCAATAAACGACATCTAATTAGCCGTAAATTTTATTGTCGTCAGCAAGAGAATTAAAGTTTGCATCAACATGCATACTGCCGCTCGTCTTCTTTCCTGCATCAACTTCATATGGACCTTCACGCCCAGTTTCCATTGACTCAAGTGCTTCACGAGGAGCAGGACCGTCAGCAGCGGGATTTAAATCACCCTGCTTAATTTTCATCTTGTCATTGAACATTGTCTGTCCGTACATAGATTTTCTCCTAATATCCAAAAACTGTGTTAATAGGTTGGGGTTGTTGTTGTTGAGAAGCCCAGCCATTATACAAACGACTTGGACTTTCAACCTGTCTTGTCATGCACATATATCGCAAAGCATCGTAAGCATGATCAGAAGCTTTGGTATCGACATCCTCACTGTTTGTTTTGCTTAGAGGTAAGGATGTAAGTTCTCGAATAATGTTTACACAATTACTAAAGATACGAATCTTAGGGCCGGTTTCAGGATCAACACGCAAACGTTTATGAATTTCTAGTTTACCACGAATACGATTTTTATCAGCAGGAATAAAACGACAACCTGATTTATTAATTAATTCAGCAATAGTAAGACCACTACCAGTTCTATTCCAACAAGCACCATCAAGAACAGAAATGATCGGCGCTGGATCACCATCTTCCATTTGGCGTATGCGAACACCAAGTTCATCACCATTTTGACGAGTAATATAAAGTTCACGATAAATCCAAAGATTGTCGTCGTGATCTAATGCGCCCCACAAAACACAGGATGGACTTGTGAACCCATAGTCAGCCGCCCTAACTCTGTACCATCCTCTTGGTATTTCAAATGGATCGACAACATGATGATAACGAGTAAACTCGCTAAATGCTGCGCCTTCCGCAATATCCCAATCACCTTCTAATAATCTCTTTCTTTCTACTTCTGGTAAGGACAGTAGCATCATTTCGTATTCGCCACTGTGCAACAGATATGGATTGTCAGTTAATTTAGCAGGAATAAACTTTCGAGTAAACAAAGGTTCGTCTGCTTTTTCGGAATGGTTTAAAGGATAACGTAAAACCTTTCCAGTAGTAATATCTGTAGCCCAAAAGGGTTTATTAGACGGTGCTGGGTCAATATAAGTTTTCTTTACCCAATCATGTCCCGGACCACCGGGGTTAGCTGTCGCTCGCATGTACGTTTTAATCTCTGGATTTGTAGTACGCAAGCGTGAACGCAAGTAATCCCAAACATACGGACTTGGATAATGTGTAATTTCGTCAATACCAATCCAAGTAAACGACTGACCTTGGTAACGACTTACATCTGTGTCCTTGTCGAGATAAGAAAATAGAGCGGTTGCTCCAGAAGGAAAGACCCATGTACTCTTTGCTTCCTTAAACACTGCTCCTTCAAAAGCCTTTGGATAAAATTCTTTACTTTTCTGTATAAGTTCTGTCAATTCTGCTAAAGTACGGCGCAGCAGTAGCGCACGATGATCACTTATGTGTGCAAATCTTAGCAGATCAGCAAGAAGAGCGTAGCTTTTACCACCTCCTGCGGCTCCCCCGTATAGTACATCACTCTCAGGTGATGCTAAAAACTCAGTTTGTGGACCGGGATTGGGTTGAAAAGCTACGTCATTGTTTTCAAGCTGCTGTTTTAGACTTTCTGGAGCAATTTGTACCAGATCATCTGTCAAAACCTGCTTACCTTTTACAGCAGCCTCTACTCTTTTAAGTTTTCTACGTCGTTGTGTGTTTGCTTTTAGCTGTTTTTCTACAATCTTCTTTATATTTTTAGGATTACGACTACGATTGTAGGGGCTTTTAGCTTCGCCGGGTTGTTTTTTTGGTCTTCCGGGTTGTTTTTTTGACTGATTGTTTTGATTTTCCATTGGAACTTCTTTTTACTGTTGATGGTTTTTTAACAACCTTGCCGCCTTTTTGTTTTTGCTGTGCTGGCTGTCGTCCAGCGCCGCCTACTGCTCTCAATACACCAATAGCTTTAGTTACCGAGGAAAGAAAATCTCTCCCTTCTTTAGGAGAATTTTTTTCTGCTATTTTTTCAGCTTCTATTTTTGCTGCTTGCCTTGCTTCTTTAGCATACGTATCAATATTTGCCTTGTAGTCTTCCTCAGAAGTTCGGGGAGGGTCCATGTTCATAAGAACACGCTTCCAAGCTGGAGTATCTTCCCAAATTTGACTATACGTTTTATTTTTTTTATCAGCCATTTTTAATTTCTTTCATCTGGATTGTAAATTTCTACAGGTTCATACTGATTTTTTTGTGGTAAAACTACAACAGCGTGTAGATTTTTAGTTTCAATAACAGCTTCCTGCTTTTTGTTTACACCACTACGATCTAAAATATCCTGTGCAGCACGAAAGCGTAGTTCTGTGCGTCCAAGAGGCTCGCCTTCATTGTGTGCTGCGGTCATAGAATCAATAATCTGTTGCACTGCGCGTGGAGAAGTGGCTGCTAATGTTACTTTTGCACGTTCAATAATCTCGTTACGCATCTGTGTAAGAACATTAGGATAAGATGTTTCAGCATATCCAGCAGCAATACAAGATTGTCTAGCATTATTAAACGTAACTGGATTATCAACGTCAAAATAATGCGTTA